CGGCTCGGCCGAGCCGTTTTTACTAATTCGCATGTCCTTGTTTTACTTTCCAAAGGACTCCCGTAATGTCGAGAGAATTTTTACTTCTGGTACAGGAGTCCGCGTATAAGACCCCTGTGACTAGCCCAGTCTACTGGCCGACCGCCTCCGCGAATGCCTTTTACATCCGCCTCGACCGCGCCAACGTGTTCACGATGCGGCCGCGGCCGGTCATGGTGGCCGTTCCCTACGGCGGCGGCGTCGCGATCGACGCTTTCCGCGTGTCGGACAAGATCGAGTGCAAGGGCCGGTTAGTCATCAAGCTTTACGCGGGCCCTCTCTCGCAGTTCCTCTTGCAGTGGGCGGCGCAGCAGATCAACACGGGCCAGACGTCGCCGTGGACGACGACAGAGCCGGCGGGCGACCTGGGGTCCGTGTCGATCTACCACGCGATCACGCGGTCTGACGGCTCGATCAAGCGGCGGGTCTACCTAGGGGCGAAGGTCGACGGGTTCGACATTGACGTGAGCGAGGACAGTACGATCGCCACGCTGTCGATGGATCTGTCGGCGTCCACGCCACAGGGCAACCAGTTCGACAGCTCCACCGACCCGACCTCGACGACGTTCCCCGCTCCGACCGACAGCCCGAACCAGATGCCGGAGAATCCCTATGTCTTCGTCCATGCTTCGGGGGGCCTGACGATCGGCTCCGCGCGCACGCAGTTCCAGTCGCTCAAGCTGTCCGTCAAGAACCAGATGGCGCGGCGGTTCTGGGCCAATCGGTTCGTGAACCTGATGCGGTTCGTCGGCCGGGCTACGACGCTCGAGGCGCAAAACTTCTACGTCCCGTCGCCGGATGACCGGACGGATTACGAGGGACTCTTAGGTTTCCAGACGTCCGGGACCGTCCCGTACTCGAGCACGGCGGTGACGTTCGAGCTCAATAACGGGACCCATAGCGTGACATTTGGACTGAACAACAACTCAGTCTTCACCACCTTTGAAGATCAGCTCCCGCTCAACGACCTCTACACCCAGACGATGACCATCACGAACCAGTGGGATCCCACCGCCGGATCGGATCTCGCTCTCACGTTCACCTGAGCTTACGAAGAAATGGGACGAGCCCTCAGGGAGCGGTACATTGCCTGACGAAAAGATAAGAACAGAGCGGGATCTGTGTCTCGAGAACTATCGGTATCTCGCGGCGCCACAACAGGTCATTGCCGAGGACGCCCAGCTTGCGACCTCGCTAGGCCAGGGCCGGGGGCACGCCGACCTCTCGCGCGGGCGCGAGTTCCTGCACGTCAGCGATGCCGCCCAGGACTTCACCAGCGTAATGGACACCCAGGGACTGGGCGAGGGCCACGCGTTCACCGCGATCCAGAACAACGCCAACGCAAATGCCAACGCCGACGTGCAGGCCAGGGACCCCCGAGCCCTGACGGAGACAGACGTCCACGACATCATGGTTTCCAAAGTGCCACGTGGCGAGAACGAAAGAACGGCCGCAGACGAGGCGCACGACGTGATCGACATGGGCAAGCTCCAGCGCCGCGAGCGGATCGAGAAGGCCCTGGACAAGCGCACCGAGCAAGAGCAAGACATCCGCGACGAGGACGCCAACGTTCGCGGTGTGAACGACCAGGTCAACGAGACCAACCAGGCGGTCAAGCAGGCCGAGACCCAGAAGGCGCGGCTGGCCAAGGACGAGCCCCAGGCGGACCGGGCCAATCCGAGCCAGTCCGCGATCAGCGAGATACTCAAGCAGCAGGACAGGGTCTTGCAGATGAGTCAGAACGGCACCGTCAACCTGATGGAGGCCCAGGCGGTCATGGCCCAGCTTTCCGCCCGGATCGATCAACTCATCGCCGAGCAGCGGCAACTCCACGGCAACTGGCAAAGGCTGCGCATGGAGGATCAGAACCGCACCCAGCAGAACATGGGAGACTACTGAGTCGTAGGGTGGGCGTCGCTTCGCTCCACCCACTCTACTCTCCCCCCTTCCTCCCTCGCCACTCGCCACGATGTCGAACGATTACCTCACCATCAACGGCTCGCAGATCAACCTCGTGATCTACGAGTGTACGATCGACCGCTGCACGCCCTTCGTCCTCGGCGGCATCCCGGCATTGGGGTTTTCCCGCATTCTCGGCAAGCTGACCGCGCTGCCGGACCCATGGAGCGGCCAGTCGTGCTCTTGGTCGAACGGGAGCAGCTACCCCGGCACCACCTACTTCGTCGGCGACGTTGCCGGCTACTCCGACCGCTATCAACAAGGAGTCGGCTGGATTCGCGAGTACCGTGCGCTCGGTCTTCGTAACCGGGCCGATTATATTCCGGTCACGGACAGCAACACGCTCTCCGATACCGCGAGCTTTAACCTGCCCTCCGACGACCTCTACATGATCGAGTCCCGCGAGGGACGCACCATGGGCCAGTGCGTTCTCGACCTGCTCTCGATGTACCAGAACGTCGTCAGCCTCGCGTCTTACGGGATCGGCAACTTCACCTCGGCCGGCTTCGGGGGCGCGGGGACGGCCGTGCTCACAGGAACGACCGTCAGCTCGGTCACTGTCGCCGAGGGCGGCTCGGGCTACACGGTCGCCCCGACGGTCGTCCTGGCCGGTGGCGGCGGGTCCGGGGCGAACTATACGGCCAGCGTCTCCGGCGGCGTGATTACCGGGTTCAACCAGGTCTCAGCGGGTACCGGCTACACGACTCCGCCCACCGTCATCATCTCGACCTTGCCCACCGTCACCGTCACCGACCTGGCCGCGCTCAATGTGATCCCGCCTTTCCGCGTCACGTTCACCGGCGAGCGGATCATTCAGTCGATCCAGTCGGCCGTTCAGAGCTGCCATCCCAACCATTGGGTCTACATCGACGTTTCCAGCAACATCCGGATCGTCGATCAGCGGCTCTTTACGTCCAATACGGTCACTCTCGGCGGCTCGGACGTCCGCTGGCTGATGCCCAGCCTCCACCGCGACCTGTCCGACTGCTACAGCCAGCTCGTCGTCCGCGGCGATCTGTGCGTCTCCGGCGTCACCCTGGCCGTGAAGCCCTGGCCTGGGTCGGCGAGCTCGGACGGCGGGCTCCAGGAGGACTTCGCTTTCGGCAGCTACAGCACGAATGCCGCCGCGATCGCGGCCTGGTCGCCGTCGATGTTTCAGGTCTTCTCGCTCCAGACCGGCCAGGACCAGGGCTCTTGCACTTGCACCTCCACAACGGCGGTGGCGATCACCTCGCAAAACACCAGCCTCACCCTCACCGCCGATCAGCTCGACCAAACTTCGACCGGCCAGCACGCCATCCTGACCGTCTACAGCGACACGATCGCCAACATTCAGCAGATGTTCTCCGCCAGGGTCATCGCCAACACCGCCATGACCGCCGGCGGCTCTTCGACGCTCACATTGGACCGCGCCCTTCCGGCGACGACCTACAACGCCTATCGCCTCTACGCCCTCTCGAATTTGGGGAACGTCGTCTGGCGGCGGTACAAGGTCACGAACTCGTTCATTGCAGCCCAGATGCAGCAGTTCTTCCCGTACCCGTTCGCCTTCCGCAACTCGGACGGCACGGCGGCGACCATGACCACGTCGCCCGTCTGCACGGTCTACTGGAGCTCGTCGGGGTCGCCGCCATACAACCAGTCCTCGATCGGCGTCCAGATCGACCCGGTATCGGGCACGATCACGACCGTCTCGCCGACGAGCCTTGTGTACGGCGGGGGAGTCGTCACACCACCAACCGACGTCCAGGTCTTCCTGCCGGTCGCCAACGGCTCGCTCGAGGTTCAGGCCCCCTCGGGCGGCGGCTATGCGGGCACGACCTACACGGTGGAGGGTATCAGCCGCACGAAGACGGTCACGGTCCGCGACTGGCGTGACTACTCGCTCACGACGAACATGCAGACCTACGCCAACGAGCTCTTCGACTCCATCAAGGACGTCGTCGTCGAGGGCACGATCGCGTACCTGGGCCTGCCCACGACGTACCTCGCTCCGGCCCAGGCGGTCTCCATCACCGGCAACGGCTACACGACCGGCTACGAGTCCCTGGCCCTGCCCGTGGCGTCGATCGACATTCAGTTCAATGCAGGCCCCCGGGGCACGTCCTACGTCAGCACGCTCCATCTGTCGAACCGCAGGGCCCGCTACACCGGAAACATCTTCGTGCGTCCCGCCATCACCGGCCAGCAGCTCGGTTTGGGCTCGTCGCCGGGTTACACCACACCGGTCGGAGGGATGCTCGGATGAACGGCAACTTGAACCGCCTCGAGCAGCTCGAGGCTCGTTTCGAGCGGCTTCGGCTCGATCTTCAGGATACCCAGCGCAAGCTCACGCAGGCGCTTCAGCAGATCCGGGACGGTCAGGCCAGGTACGTCCCGACCGGCGGCGGCGGCGCCAATGCCATCTTCTGGGCCCATGCGCCCTCGGCCATCGCCGCGTCGAGCGGCTCCTGGCCCACGCTCATACCCAGTACGTTCACCAGCGACATCTACGTCGATCTCGCCGGGACGCTGACGTTGGTGGCGTCGTCGCAGACGGTGCGCTGGTTCTACAAGGACAGCGCCGCCAGCGGTTCGCTGATTCCGGTCGAGCCCACTGACAACGGCACGGCGTGGAACGCCATCGCCAACTCTTGCACGGCGGTCTAAATGCCAGGCGTCAACCAAGCTGCTGGCGGCTGCAATTGTTCCGGTCCGGGCGTGACGTGCGTCACCTGTTCCGGGACGATCCCCGACACGCTAAGCATCACGGACGCGAACGGGACTTACACGGCGACGTGGAATTCCACGTTGTCGCTGTGGATCACGCCGCAGCTATGCGCTGTATCCCAGTCGCCGATCGCAGAATGTACGTCCGGCGCCGCGGCCTGCCGTTTCGGCGTCGTTTCTGGCCAGCCGCTCTACGCCTATGGGATAGGATGCACCAGCGCGGGCCACATGACGCTCAATCGTTACTGGTATGAGCTGAGGTGTGTTTCGCCGACCTATCAGTACGCGTTGTGTGGCTGCGCTCTCGGTGCCGGAATTCAGGCCTACTCGTCATCGGGCTCGGTCGCGGTGACGTGCGGCTCGATTGCATGGTCCGGTACGCTCACGAAAATCGTGGGTAACCTGTCTGATCCAGTGGGAGGAACGACAAGCTTCACCCAATGAACCCCGAACTGCTGGCAACCCTTCGGAAATGGCAAGCGTCGGACGATCCGGTCGAGCGCGCCCATGCCCGGTGGCGACTGAGCCAGCCCGAGACGCTCAAGGCCCTCCCCAGCCGTCCGGGCTGTGGGCCCACCCCGGCCCTCATGCCCTTGGCTGAGGCCCTGCAGCTCCACCGCCTGATGCGCCGCTGTCCCTGGCGATCCACCGAGGGCTGCGGTTGCACCGGCGCCCGTTGCGGCCTCCGGTCCGCGATCGTCTCCCACCGCGACTGCCTCGACTGCGTGCGGGCCTACGGCGCGGCTTGAGGGATAGGGGGCATCCTCCGACAATAGGCGATTCGAGGCACCGCAGGGTTGACACCTGCCGATGCCTTCCATTCCAACCTGACGCACCAGCGAGGGTCGCCGCAAGATCGTAGGGTTGGTCGAGCGCAGCGAGGCCCACCGTGCGACTTGGTGGGCCTTGCTGCGCTCGACTTCACCCCACAATTCATCGTGAAAAGGGCCACTGAGTTCGACTTTTGCCGTTTTTCGAGCCGCAGTGCAAAAGGTTCCCTGTTTTTCAGGGTTTTCTGAGTTCGGGCCGTCAGGAAGGCCGAAAAACCATGTCGCCGTAACCCCTTAGTTACAGAGATCTTGCGACCAGGATTTCAAAAACGGCAAAAGTCGAAAGAGGCGAGCCTCGGGCAGTTTGGGCCACGCGAAATGGAGCTATCATTAAATTCTATTCAACCACCGCGAATGAGAAAGGCCGGGGCCCCGAAGGTCCCTCGGCCTCTCTTTACGCTTCTCTATCGCAAGTTGAGCGATCACCTGGCAGCTTCGCCGGGTTTGATGTCGACATCGACTGGTGATCCCACTCAACAATGTGATTCATAGAACAATCTCTTCAGAATGTCCAGACAAGGTGGACAATTCCGACCAAGTTTCAGTGGGGTGGGTGCAACGCACCGGACATAAGCCCATGTATGCTGGTGGATTGCGTTTCGCTCTACTCACCCTACGACGACGACTCGTTCAGGGCGACGCGTCCATCCGCTCAATCTCCGCGAGCAGGTTCGAGAACTTTTGCTGGTGAAACTCGAGCTTGTCGTGAACCCACTCCCGTTCCCTGGCGAAGTCGGGATTCGCCCTGAGTCGCCGCATGGTCCGCTTGATCAGCGCGGCCTGAAATCTGGTCCAGGTCAGCCGCTCGTGTTCGGTGTTCATGTCGAGTTCTCCCGCACAGGTTGACTCAGATCAGATCAGGCGAACGCCCTCTGGCGCAGGAACTCCATGGCGCTGGTCCGTAACTCGCTGGTTCGGGCCTCAGAGACTCCCAAGGACTGCGCGATCACGTTCAGCGGGACATCCTCGACGATCGACTTCCGGACGATCGTCCGGGTCCGCGTGTCGAGGCCGCGGAGCAACTGTTTGTCCTCCTCCAGGTCGTCCGGATGCTCCGCGGGTGCCGCGATCTGCTCCGCGATTGGCACCCTACGCCGTTAACCCTTTTTGTCGATTTGCAAAAGAAGTCTTGATGCAACTGAGGCTTATGGCTCAAGTCATGCTTTAAAGTAAGGCTTGGCCCACTACCTCACCCGAAA